GCGTTGACTTCGATGGAAGTGAAGCCAACTTGTTTTTCTTGCAAGATGTCTTGACCTTCAACGGCGACTCCGTCGATCGTCGTAGACGCTTCAAAACTATGAACGCCTGTCCAGTATTTGTCGGAGCCATCCTGCACTGGCGTGTAGGTCGCACCTGTAAACGACATTAATACTTCCATTGCAGTTTCATTGCCCGCGCCGAAATCAAGAGTGCCCGCAGTAGAAGCACTGTTTCGTATTGCATCAACAGTAAGAGAATTTCCGTTATCGTTATAGATTAAAAATGTTGTCGACCCTGTCCACTTGCCGCGATCGTAGGAACCTGTTCGGCTCGTCTGTTCCCATACCATTGTCATGGCGTTGCTCCTATGGCTTGATTAAGTTTGACCAACTGGTCGTATGTGCCCTTGGTGTTGGAGGCCGTCTCGATCGCTTTGGACAATGCTTCTTTCGCCTTCTCAATCTCCTTTGATTTCGAGAAGTCTGTCACGCCTTGCAACTTGATCGACCCGAGCGCGGAGTCGACGCTAGTCGCGCTGGCGGTGCGGTTAGCCTTTGCACGATTCAATTCGATCGATGCTTCTATGCCTGATGAGTAATCTTGATTGGCTGTCTTTTGCGCTTCAAGTGTTTGTTCAACTAGGGTTTTGTTTGCTTTGCCCGCTTCGACAAGATCCCACGCGGCCATTGCTTGCGCAACCATTTCAGATGTCATCCCCGCCATTGAAGCCAAGCGGTCAAGTTCAGCGTCTCGCACCGACATTGTCGATCGAGTCGCCTGATCTTGAAGATCATTCAATGTCTTTTGAGCTGAGGCGAGTTCATTCTTTGCGGTGACGGCAGCAATAGCCGCATCATCATCTAGTTTTTTATCTGCTAAACCCTGATCGTATAATTGTTGCGCTTCATAGATAGCGTTCAATGACATGCCAGCGTTCATCATGCGATCGCTTAATGCTTGCTTTGCCAATTCTGCGGAAGATTTTTCTATGAAAAAAGTTCCTTCTTTAATCTTTTGCAATTCTGTTTCAAGTTGCAATTTTTCTGCTTCAATTCTCATTGCAGCCTGAGCAGCGGATGCGCCTTCCTTTTGTTTATTGGCGGCATCAATTCGACTCTGTTGCTGATCCTGCTCCGCTCCCATTGCGCCGCCCATGTACCCGCTTGCGTCAAGCATGGAAGCAATTAACTTGCCTCCCGATCCGACGATCGGCAATCCTTCAAGTGTCGTGGCGATGGTTTGCCCGATTGCAGTCACAGCCTCACCAAATCCTTTTATGCTTCCATCTCTAAAACCTTTGACAAGTTCATTGGCTGCGTTCAATCCTGCATCGATTAAGCCGATGGTTCCCAAGCCGCCTATCAAACCACCCACCGCTCCCTTCATCTGCTTTGCATTGATCTTCTCAAGTTGCCCGGCGATGCCAGCACTGTGCCGCTTCGCGGCCGCCTCGCCCTTCATAAAACCCTGAATCATCGGGTCGGGATTTGCGTAGAGATCGACTTCGAGTTTGCCTTTAATAGATCCCATTACTTGACTCCCATCTGTCGTTTGAGTTGTTCAAGTGCTTGCTGCGGGTTCTGCTTCGGAGGCTCGTAGTACGGCATGAAATCATGCGGGCTGAACGACTTTGAATTGCTTGATCGATGCGCGTTTGCAACAGTCGACGCAACAATGCCCGCGCCGAGGTCACCGCGCTGGCGTGAGTCAAGGCATCCTGTGATGCTCTGATATGCGATCCATTCTTGAAGTTCTATTGATGACATTCGATTTCCTAGTTCAGCAACAGTCATTTTCAATTCAGCCGCCAGCATGAACATGAACAATCGCAGCGGGCGGCTTCTTAGTTTTTTTCGAGTTCCTCTGCGTCCTTCGCGCCGAGACCCGAGAGACGCTGACAGTGCTCATACAACTTGTCAATCACGCTTGCGGGCATTGCGCCAACTTCCGCAACCTCCGCATCCGTGAACAGTCTCACGCCAGCCTCGTCGGTTAAACACCTCACGACGAGACTGGCGCGGATGTTCTTAACGCCCTTTTTAATGTCACGCTGAGAAAAAACTTCCTGCTCCCACAAGTCCCGCTCGCTACCTGAAAGGCCTCGAAGCGAGACGAGACCATCGATGCCCGCAACCTTGACGGTGGCGGTTGGGATCTTGAGTGCAAGTAGTTGTTCTCGGATTGACATGTGGGTTCTCGATTAGGTGATGGTGAGTGCGCCTGTGACTTGCAAAGTCACGGATCCTGTGATGACTCCATCGACAGCGGCTTTGTAGTCGTAGCCTGTGATGATTGCGGAGCCACTAAATGTCGAAGCGTCTGCGCTTGCGATTGCAAACGCAATAGCAGTGCGTGCGGTGACTGTGGACTTGATCAAGTCTTGACCAGCATTTGCACCGTCAGAATTAAAATCGCAGGAAATTGTTCCCGGCGAGATAATGCCCGGTAAGAATGTCTTTGTGGTTGCCGCAAGATTTGTCGATTCAACGGCTGACAATCCAAAACCAGAAAAGTTGAGCGAAGTTAATTCTCCGATTAGTGTTGGCGTGGATCCCAATGAGAGAGTTGTTCCACCGTTTGCTACTGAAATTGCCATGTGAGTATTCCTTTGTTGTTATGGCTGCGATCCGTCAGTTAACGCAACTGGAGAAGGAGCCGAAGCCAAGTAATAAATTTTTAGAGTCACGCTGCAAACGAAAGCACCGAGTTCAGTGCCTTCGCCGCCCATGTCGTAATTCATGTTTGTGCCATCAATGCGAATGCTTTGAATCGTCATCGGGCTGTTGGTCGATGTTGGAAGCAGACCTTTTGCCGCGTAGAGATCGACCCGCACGCGGTCGGCAATGTTTGCCGCAGAGACGAGCGACGAGTGCACGCAGTCCACAGTTACTGTTGCGACCCGCAGGCGATCTGCACCAGCTAGTGTTGGACTGGCTCCGTCATCGCTTTGCGAACTCACGACAATAAACGGCATCGCAGTCGCTGGCGTGACAAACGACTGGAAGATCTTGGTCGAAGACCCGAGAGCCGTTATGACGCTTGGAGCCTGCTGCAAAGCGAGATGGATGGCTTCAACGAATTTCATCGTGATGCCTTATTCACTTCGTTTGCGATGCGCTTAAAAACTTTGTCGAGTCCGTATCCGATGTCTTGAGTGAACTTAGCGTTGATCGTCGCTCCGTAAGTCTTGAAGAACTTCTCAAACACTTTCCATCCTGTGTATGCGCGTGATGGATCCTTGTAGCGGCCGTGCTCAATAAGCCAGGAGTTTTGCGTGCTGCCCCAAATGCGTGCCCACACAGTCGCATCTTTTTTACCAATGTTTTGTGGTCTGATTGCGTGGCTGTAGATATTGTGCGCAATGTTGATGCGGCTCTCTTTAATCGGATGGATTGGCTGATGCTTCTTTGCACGCCATCGCCACGACTTCTGCGCATCGGTTTGATTGAGATCGTTCTTGCCACTCCAAGTGCCGTACATGCTTGCAAGTTTGTTTCTCGGCGCAGTCAACGCCTTGACCTCAGCCTTGTGCAATACCTTGTAGATGTCCTCATTGCGCAGGGTCTTCATCTGATCAAGGAACTGATCCAAGCCTTTGATGATCTTGCCACTACTTGCCATTACTGCACCTCTCGACATTGCATGGTGAGTGTGTGACCCGCCGACTTGTAGTCGACGATGCTGACAATCTCGAATGTGGTGGAGATCGTCGTGCCGTTAGTGCCGCGACTCAGGCTCGCCGTGAAGCGGTCAAATGGCTTGATGCCCGGGTAGAAGTTGGTTGTGATCTGATGCGTCACGACCTGACTGAGAGCCATGTGGTTCGTCTTCTCCACCGCGCTCGAGTCCTTGATCTCGCCGAAGATCGTGTCGCCAGCGGTGTAGGTGTAGGTCGGTGTTCCAAACGAAGTCAGCGTCTGCGTGCGCGCACCGATCACCATCGGAGTTCGCATCATGCCGCTGTTCATTGATATTCACCCGACTTGTATTGAGCGATTAAAGCCTTGATCGTGCCGGGCACTTCGTACTGTTGACCCGGTGCAAGTGTGGATCTGTAGTCGTACAGCGTCGAGCACTGCATCAAGATGGCGTGCTTGAGCGCAATCGGGATCGCAGTTGCACTAGAGCCGTGACCCGCAACATAAACAACTGTGACGACTCCTGCGCCGCCGCCGACGAGCGACGGCCATGACTTGCCGTCAAGCAGCTGGATGCGACCAATGCCGTTGTATGACTTCACCGTGTAATCGGTCGACGCTGACAGCGTCTGTGTATTGCCGTCGGTGTCGACATATTGCACGCTCGTCACGCTGACTAGCGGCGAGCGCGGCAAGGCAATCTCGTAGGACGAGCCGTTGTAGACCTCGCCGCTTGAGCCTTGGACTGGCGTGTTCTGTGGGAATGCGTCGTAGACCGATGTGAATGTCGTGTTTGGAATTGCGATGCCGCAATAGTTTTCGATCATCTGTCGGGCTGTCGTGATGACTGATGTCGACCCGCCGCTGCTTGCGGCGATGTAGGTGTCGTCGAGCGAGTGGAATATGCGCAAATGCGCCTTGGCCTGCGCAGTCGACACTGGCTCGAAACTTGGTTCGGTTGTGATCTTGGTGTTGACTCTCATGCGAATACCCTCATCGGAGTTGTCGGTGCGGGGTCGAGGATCGGGAGTTCAGATAGTTGGTCTTGCGTCAAGTCGCCGCAGACCCGCAGGTTTGCGTGATACCCGCTATCAACCACCCCGCTATCGTTATAAATCACTCCAATAAAATCAATGTCTACGCGCCCGCCGTCCCACTGCACCATGATGTCTCCGCTGGCGTTGCGGGTTGCAATACCCGCAGCGAGCAAGCACGCTTCCATATTTGACTTGGTCGATGTGCGTAGGAAATAATCGATCATGTGGACATCGCAATCAGTTGCGCGCTGGTCAGCGCGGTTGGGTAATACTTGATTTGGCGAATACTGCCGTTAAGAACTGTAATTAAATCCGTAAGCGTTGAGCCATCGGTGCTACTTCCACCAAGCACAAGCCATGTTGGCGAGACGCTGAACGCAATCGCTGACGATGTGGCAACAGTCCCGCCGTTCAAGCACAGATTCACGGTTGAAGTTGTGCCTGTGCCGGGGTAAGCGAACGAGAAAGCTCCTTTAGTTCTTGCGCCGCTTGTGATTGAGTTGGCTGTTGAAACGCTGTTCACCGCTCCGAAATCCGCAACCTTTAAAGCACCCGCCGCGCTGACCTGTTGCAAATGCAAATGCTTAGTTGTTTGATCGCTAGTCGAAATGACGCTGCGAACTGTCGAAGTAATCCCGCGCACGCCACCGTGCCAATCGACAAAGAATGTTCCTGTAGTTCCACCCGTGAACCAACTCGAAAAGTTGGTGCTGGTCATCAATGCGAGATCGGGGTTGCGGGTTACTTGCCCTGTGGTTGTGGGAATATAAGAACTTGCGCCTGTGCCTGTTTCAAGTTGAAAGCCCCACAATTCAGCGTATGAAGAATTGCAAGTATATGAAATTGTGTAAGTAGTTCCTGTTCCTGTTGCTAAATAAATACTTGGAAATCCACTTGCGTTTACATTTGCCCATGTTGCCTCACACCTGTACCAACCATTTGGGTATGCAGTCATTTTTGTATTTGTAAAAGTTCCCGCAACAACAGTTGCAACACCTGTATCTAAATTAAACCCTGCGTCTTTACCGCCGCCATCGCACCGCCACATTACTTTGCTTCTAGTTCCTGACTTAGCCCAAAATGAAACGGTGTAAGTTGTTGATGCTGCTATCCCCGCACTAGCACCGTTTATTTGCAGTTGACCTGTACTTGTTCCGCTTGCGGGTTCAGTTAATCGTCTTGGTGTGCTTGTATTGTCGGGAGCGGTTGCCGCTGTTCCTGCCGCATTTGTCCCTAAAGATTGATACCAATATGTTCCTGTAATTTCAAATGTTGCGCTGTATCTTTGTAGATTTGTAGCCGCGCCCTCAATCAACAACCCCTTCGCCGCCAGCGTCGTCGGGTCATAATCGAATCGCGCTTCATTCGCTACCGCCGTAGTGACATAACCCGACGAATTAATGTAGGTCGCCGTGTTGGCTGATCGTGTCAGCACCACGCGGGGATCCAAAGAGCCACCTGTAAAATCCAAATTCAGCGTAGAGCCGTCGCCTTTGCGTTTCATGAACGGAACATAGGAATTTCCTTTCATCGCGGTGTTGCTCCCTTCTTCACGGCTTTGCATGGCACTGCTTTAGTGCAGCAGCGCACTTCATCCTGCGCCCACTCTGCAACACCGCCAACAACCCAATCGGTGGCGGTGGCATCAGCGACATCGTGGACATCTCCAGCAAGAAATATATTCTTGCCGTCGGCCGCAGTATGAATCATTCGCACCTTCGCCATAAATCCCCGGCACGCATTTCTGCGAGCCGGGGGTTGTGTCAATTCAGTTCAGTGATTATGCGCACTTGAGCGCAGTGAAAGCCAATGTCGGCAAAAGCAGTTTGGAATCGATGCGGCTGTTTGCCACGATTCCAATCTCGTTCGTGGCCGCGTAAAGTTCACGAAGCACCTTTACTTCGTAATTTTGCGCGCTTGCAAACAAGCAGTAATCGAACGCACCGAGCAGACCAACAAACTTGCCAGTGGCAAGAGCAGCGACCGCAGCGGATGTGTACACAGGAATGCCCATGATTCGATCTGGCTCTGGAGCAGAACCGCTTCCGCCGTTCTGATATCCGTTCTGCCAGAAGTACGCAGGAGCAGCCGCGCCACTTGTGGTGGTCGTCACTGGAGTCGTCAACGAACGCAATGCTGCGAGAGTTGAATCAGCCACGATCATTGCACAAGATGGATGCACGCGATATTGACGAGGCAATGAATAGACCCAATCAATGATTTGTTGCGCTGTGATGGTTGAAGTACCCGCCGCGCTGGTTGGCAGACTTGTTGTGTTGAACAAAGAGGTCGGAGCACCGCTCACATTGGTGTGAGGCAAGAGAGCCAACTCTTCAGTCTGAGCAAACACGCGAGCGAATTGCTCTTGCATGATTGATGCGACGCTCATGTTTCCGCGAGCAGTCGTATCCTCAACAAGTTCATTCGAGATGCGAACAATCGCACTTAATCGCTTTGGTGTCAAAGTGATTTTGTCGAATGTTGGTACTGCTTCAGTCGGGGCAGTGGCCTCGCCTGGCCAGTAGGCCGTTGCTGTCGTGCCTTCGTAAACGAACTCACGAGAGAACGAACCAATATCCAATTTGCGAGCCAAATTGCGCAGGCAAGTCATCGTCTGGATCTTCGCCGTCATGGCCGCGTCGTACTCGATTGGCATCAAATAAGCACCACCAGTACCCTCATTCAATACGCGCAATTCCATTGGGTTGGTATGCTCGCCACGCGCCAAGTATGAATTGAAAGCATCACGATATTGCTCGGATGAGCGATGCTCGATTGCCGCAATTTGCTTTTTGGCGGTGTTCTCAAAAGTACGCTCGCTCATACGAACTTCAGGAGCGGTTGGAGTCACGGTCTTGTCCATGCCCATAAGTTCCTGATTGCGTGTGCGCTGTGCTTCGAGGTTTGCGTATTGCTTTTTGAGACTGGAATATTTCGATTCCATTTCTGGCAACATGCCATCCTCTGAAGCATTGGCTGCATTAAC